TCACAGAGTGGTATATCCTCAACAGCCGTTAAGACGGTCTATAAGAAGTCTCTTGCCCATTGGAAGGGCGAGAAACGCAAACAGACATCTGCTTTCTCTATGGGGTCTGCCGTTCATGCTCTACTGCTAGAAGAAGATCGTGATTTAGTGATCAAGGGGCCGAAGACTAGGTCGTCTAAAGGCTTCAAGGAGCTTGAGGAGAACGCTGAAGATGATCAGGTAGTGCTTACTGAAGTAGAGTATCACGTAGCACACCGCATGGCACAGGAGACCCTGAAGAATGAGACCTGCCTAACTGCTCTACGGCATCAAAACCGTAAGAATGAGGTCTCTATATTCGCTGAGTGTGAGCGTACCGGCTTGATGCTTAAAACAAGGCCAGACCTCTACATTCCTACAGAGGGTACGGTTTATGATGTTAAGACTACGCAAGATGCCAGCCCTATAGGGTTTGCACAGGAGTGCTGGAAGTACAGTTACGATATACAGGCAGCATTCTATTTGTATGTGTGTAATTTAGCTGGAATCTTAGTAGAACGCTTTCATTTTCTTGCAGTGGAAAAGTCGGCTCCATACGCCAGCCACATGCACGTAGTTAGTCCAGAGCTACTAGCGAATGCCACGGAGCGTATGCATAGGACACTGGCTGTCATTAAGGACGCTAGTGATAAGGAAGATTTTGGTACTGGGTGGGGCGAGTATACAGTCCTAGACCTCCCGAAGTGGCTATAACCCCACAGAGTGCCAAAGCGAAGGGCCGAAGACATCAGCAATGGGTCAGAGATAAAATTCTCGCTCTCTTTCCCAAAACACTCCTCCCAGATGATGTCCGAAGTACTTCTATGGGCGCTGGCGGTGAAGACATACAATTAAGTACAGCCGCCAGACGCCTGTTCCCATATAGCGTAGAGTGCAAGGCATTTAAATCATTCGCAGTCTACAAGGTGATGGACCAAGCGGCAGACAACTGTCCAAAGGGTGCGGAGCCAATCGCCATTATTAAAGCTGATCGCCAAAAACCTTTGGCTGTCATGGATGCAGACCACTTCTTTAAATTGATTGGGAAAAATAGTGCCAAAAGTAAATCTTCCAGAAAATAGTATACACGTAATGATTACTCTTAACCCTGACGATGGCAGCATGACCCTGTCCAGCCAAGGAAACATCCCCGAAGACTTAGACCCTAACTACGTTAAAGCCATGATGGATATATCCAATGGCCTCTGCATGATTTTGGAGAACGGTGTCGAGTATCTAGCCACAACCGGCTCCATTCTAACTGCCTTAGAAGAAGAGATGAGTGAAGAGGTGGTCTTTGAGCCTGATGATGAGCTTCTGGATGCAGTGTCTGACGCCAAGATTATAGATTTTAGCAAGAAGGTGCATTGATATGAACGCTCGCAGTAAAAAAATGACCTACGAAGATCATCTTCGGGATTATCCAATTGATGAAGATCCTATGCCCATCATGGATGTGGTTCATAAGCCTCCGCACTACAATACTGCTGGTATAGAGTGCATCGACGCAATGGCGGCTATGGTAGACGGCGCTGGGGTTGCGCCTCACGCCGCCTACTGTTGGCAGAATGCTTTTAAGTATATGTGGAGATGGCCTTACAAGTCTAAGCCTCTGGAAGACCTCAAGAAAGCCCGTTGGTATCTAAACCGGTTGATTGAGGAGCTTGAAGAATGATCACTCAGGAAGATATCGACGCTGTGGCTGAACTAGCAGAGCCACTACCACAGGCTGGCCTACACGATATGCCAGATGATTGGGATAAACACAGACATCTCTCGCCTCTGGAAATGGTCTCTGACTTCGCATCCCGAATGGAGCAGCCACTGGGCGAGAAGTGGAAGTTCAGCAAGAAGCTGGAAGATTTTCGCTGGGATATGATTCAGGAAGAATACGGGGAAGCTTTTGATGAAAGCTGCAACGGCAATAATCCCGAAAACATGCTCAAGGAATTAGCTGACCTTGTCTACGTGATCTACGGATACGCAGCCACATACGGCTGGAATTTAGACAAGGCAGTTCGCCGTGTACACCGCTCCAATATGAGCAAGCTGGGCTTAGACGGCAAGCCCCTGAAAGGACCAGACGGCAAAGTGCAGAAGGGTCCGAATTATAAAAAACCAACACTAACGGATCTTGTGGAGACCAATAATGAGTAACCTATTACCAACCGACTACCAGACCTTTATCGCAACCAGCCGCTATGCTAGGTGGCTTGAAGAAGAAGGCCGCAGAGAGACATGGGCAGAGACAGTATCTCGCTATATGGATAACATCGTAGAGCCTTTAATAAACAGTCAGGACAGTGAGTCTAACTTTATTATAGCTAACGAAATAGAACAGGCCATCCTTAGCTTAGAAGTGATGCCTAGTATGCGGTCAATGATGACTGCAGGGAAGGCGGCTGCGCGAGATAATACGTGTATGTATAATTGTAGCTATCTAGCCGTAGATGACCCGAAGGCCTTCGATGAGGCTATGTTTATTTTGCTCTGTGGTACTGGAGTAGGTTTCTCTGTCGAGAGACAATATATCAATAATCTCCCTGAAGTTCCTACGCTCTTCGACAGTGATACTATCGTCATGGTCAGGGATAGTAAGGAAGGATGGGCCAAGGCTTTCAGACAAGTTCTTGCTCTCCTGTGGGCTGGTGAAATTCCTAAGTGGAATGTGGAAAAAGTTAGACCGGCTGGTGCGCGACTAAAGACATTTGGGGGCAGGGCGTCTGGCCCAGCGCCGTTGGTTGATCTGTTTAACTTTGCGGTTAAAACCTTTAAAGCTGCACAAGGCCGAAAGATGTCTTCAATCGAATGCCATGACCTCATGTGCAAAGTAGGTGAAGTAGTAGTCGTTGGCGGTGTACGCCGCTCTGCAATGATTTCTCTGAGTAACCTGTCTGATGATCATATGCGACATGCTAAGAGTGGTAAGTGGTGGGATGAGCCGCAAAACAATATTTACAGATTTGGTTATCGTGCTTTAGCAAACAACTCTGTGGCATACTCTGAGAAGCCTGACAGCATAGCATTTATGCGGGAGTGGACTGCCTTGGTAGAGAGCGGGTCGGGTGAGAGAGGCATCTTCAACCGGCAAGCAAGTAAGACGCAAGCTGCTAAAAATGGTAGACGGGATAGTACATATGATTTTGGCACTAATCCTTGTAGCGAGATTATCCTTAGACCATCTCAATTTTGCAACCTCAGTGAAGTAGTTGTACGGGCAACCGACACGATAGAGGACTTGGAGCGTAAGGTTCGTATAGCTACGATTTTGGGAACCATACAGGCCACCTACACTAAGTTCCCGTACCTTCGGAAAGTCTGGGAGAAGAATACAGCCGAAGAGCGTCTACTTGGCGTCAGCCTGACAGGTATTATGGATAATCCTATTATGACTACGGCTAACAGTGGATTGGCTAAGACCTTAGAGCATCTAAAGCAGGTTGCGGTGGATGCTAACAAGGAGTGGGCAGATAGGCTTGGCATAGAGCAGTCGGCTGCTATTACGTGCGTGAAACCATCGGGTACAGTTTCTCAGTTGGTAGATAGTGCTAGTGGAATACATGCACGACACTCTCCATATTACATCCGTACTGTACGTGGTGATAACAAAGACCCGCTAACGAGATTTATGATAGACCAAGGCATTCCCAATGAGCCAGAGTCTCAGAAACCTGATCAAACAACTGTATTCAGCTTTCCAATGAAGTCTCCCGCTGGAGCGGTATGTACCGCTGATGTGACGGCGCTTGAGCAGCTTAAAATGTGGCTGATGTACCAGAGGCACTGGTGCGAACATAAGCCAAGCGTGACTATCAATGTGAAGGCAGATGAGTGGTTTGAAGTAGGCGCATTTGTGTATGAGAATTTTGATGAGATGTCTGGCGTATCGTTCTTGCCATTTAATGAGCATGTATATGTCCAAGCTGTTTATCAGGATTGTGAGGCTTTAGATTATCAAAGTCTTTTGGAAAAAATGCCTGAACGAATTGACTGGTCCAAATTTCAAGACTACGAAAAAGAGGACAACACAGTGTCCATGCAGACGATGGCTTGTACTGGAGACAGTTGCGAACTTGTTGATATTTCAGCATAAATCCCAATAAAAAAGCCCTCAGATCGCTTGACCTGAGAG